GATTCGCAGCAGATAAAAAAGGAGGACTGCCCGGAGCTCATACGCTGGATGGCGGAACTCGCGGCGCATAGAGACAGATGTGCTGTCCGCGAGGATGTAATCTTCTATAAGGGATGTCTGCGGACACCCAGGCTCATCCCACTTGGATCGCTCAAAGTACGCCACATCTTGATCACAAAGTACGTCTTCAAGAATAACTTCTTCCTCTCGCTAGGCGCTTCCGGAAGAGTAAGACTCCCAATGATCCCGACCCGAGCTTTGAAGATTATTTCCCAGGGCTGCCAAAACTGAAGCCTTGCCAAGGCGCCGTGTTCGCCAATTATTTTGCGACCGATGGAGTGTCCGCCTCCCTACTCTACAAGAAGCCCGCAAATGTTCCGATGAGCGAAGTGGTCAAGAGATACAAGAAGCACAAGGGTTTTGTTGCGGTCGAAGGGCAGGACATGAAGAGCGCTCACCCTCCCAGACTTCCACAGCCAGGAGAGCGCCTCATCGCAATCGATCCAGGCAGGCAAGATGTCGTTTTTGGCTCCGTGCACAATTCTGACAAGACTGTGCGCATGTCCACAGCCCAGCTTTGTCACGACAGCCGACGCGGGTGGAGCAAGCGTCAGAGCGAGAAGGTCTTTTCTGCAGCGAGGCACGAAGATATTACTCTCGCGGAAGCCAAAGCGAATCTGCCAAGCAGTAAGACAACGTCGTTGGTCGCTTGAGGGGCGTTTGTAGCCGCATACACGCCGCTACTTCACGTCACCTTAGACGTATGGAAGAAGAAATCCATACGGAAAACTGCTTTCTGGTGCTACGGAAAGAGAGACAAGTGTTTGGACGCTCTATGCAAGGAGATCACGAGTGGCGTTCGAGGTACGCTGGTAGCCTTCGGTGGAGCCGCATCCTGCTCGACAGGTTTCGGATACGCCCCTGTGCCCCAAAAGCGTCTTCGAGCGCAACTCGAAAAGGTCCATGGAGCTCGAGTGTGTGCTGCAATAAGTTGCATACGGTTCCGACAAGATGTCACAAAAAGATAAAGGGGGAAAAGGCAGAGCTGACCAGAGCGCAGCAGGTTATCGTTGACCTAGAGGATAGCTGGGCTCTGAAGCGATGCGTGTTTTGTCGGAATTCGACAGTTTCAGATTTAGTCTGGAATAAGGACAGAAATGCGTCCTTGAACAACATGGGCATCTACCTACGCTTGGCGGCTACTGGCCGACGCCCCCCGCTGAGTTCCAGATGAAGAAGTGAAACATGGGTACTACAACGTGCTCGTTCGCTGGTGCATTGCACTCTGGGCCAGCATAAGAGTGATTCTGATGATTAGAGAATTATCAGATGACCTCTTATAGCTCCCACATAAAAAATACACATCACAAACAGATGCCTGTCTTACCTCGGGCCGCCCGCTTTCAGACAAATGTTTGGGAGAACAGCAACTATTACACACCTTTGCCGGTGCGGCCTGTCAGCTCTGGTGTAGTACCAAACCCCAATCCTCTAGTAGAGTGCATAACTCATGGCGTACAGTCCTGTTCTCGAGAATTTACTGGTCCGGGATTCAGGCATTGCATGTATGGAATGATGACGGCGTCTAATTTGCTTCCCGCCAACATAGCTAGGAGCTCATATCAAGACAACATCCAGGCCTCCGGCGCATTCGCAGCTGGGCTTCGACATACGTGTCTCTACAGCAACACGATTCACCGTTGATGAACGTGCGCTATGCCGACTGATCGCAGTCGCGCCACTGAGGACGCGAGTCTTTTAACAAAAGCTGCAGATCGGCACTATCGACAGAACCCATCGTACAACACCACCCAGAGAATAGGAATTAAGCAACTTATCTGCGGAAGAAGCATCCGCAGATAAGTTGCATGGCGCAGAATGGGTCCTCAGACGACACTGTGTAGGGCAGACAGACGTGTTCATACTTCCCGGGTGTAGACAAGACTGAGGCTATATGAGCGTCGACGGCGGCTTGGATACCACGAGCATTCGATGATCTGACGACAGGAAAGTCTGAAGAACATCTACCGGGTGTGGCGACACATCCATATCTTTCCGCCTTCCACTCAATATTCTTTGCAGCATTTCCGTGCCCGCATCCGACGCGCACATACGATGTATGGAACCAGGCACGAAGGTGCCCACTACAAAGGATACCTGGGCTGGGTTGCAATTTATGTCTTTGTCTATACGTGTAAACTGCTGAGAGAGACGATGGTTGGAAACCGGCATCCAATAGAAGCCGTAATGCGCGCCGAGCCTGTATTGCAACCCTACTTGACCGAAGAATTCCTCTAATATTTCTTCGTCCACTGATTCTTTTGTACACGGTGCACCCCACTCAAAACGGCGCGCCACTTCAGAAATTACAAAGTTGGGGGGGTGTGGAGACTTGTTATGCTTTTCTGACAGAGCCTTGAATTTGGACAGAAATTTTGTGCGACCTTCGCGCGTGTCCTCATATCTGTCGCAGTTTCGCCACTGCTCAGCGACGGTTTCGCAATCCTGAATGATTAGTGTGTCGACTCGCTTGTCTACTTGTCCAATGCGCATGAAAGCGCGAATCTGCTTGCTTGTTAGAACCTCTCCTGATGCTTTCGCTGCTTCTGCAAGACGAACCGTGCAGACGCACAAACGAATTCTAGCATCTCCAGCTCGCACCGGAAAGCAACACACACAGCCTAGACATGTGACAAAACCTACCTTCAGGAGTGCATTGAAGACTGGTTGAGATTCTTGCCAATCTTTAGTACAGAAATGCAAGATGTTCGTGACATGGTCGCGCATGCTAGCGTCGGCGTCGTACCTGTCGAGGCTTTCCGTATGAGAACGTGCGGCTTGTCTCTTCGACCTTGAGCGAGACATTCTCAAAACTATCTATTTGTGCTAGGCTTTGACTTCACCCGCTGGCTGCGGGACGAGCTATCCCAGAATGCTGTGATGGCATCGCTTCTTAAAATCTAGCCTTTGGGAAATGCTAGAACACGCGCACGACGTCTGTGTGTACGGCTGGTTCACTTTTCTAGCTTCCTTTGCAATTGCTTGCTTTATTATTTCGTTTCGTCTATGGCACATGAAGACATCTCACCGCGGCTATGCAGCTCTCAGCTTTACGATTCTTTGTGCCGGCGTTACATTCGCCTTGGCTGTCGGTACTCTGGTGCCGTTTGTGCAGACGGACACCTATGCAGAAATCTGCGTTTCTACAATGGCTCTGTTTTTCATTTGGTGCATTGCGCTGGCACCTCTGTGTGCGTGGAAGTCCAGTATACAAGTTGAACATACGTTAAGAAATGTCTAGGTTCGGTCGGGCTCGCGACTATGTGAACGCAGCCACTGCTCAGCCCATAAGTATAGAATCTCCCGCAATAGGAAACAATACCATGTCCGCAGTTGCCATGCCGAGTCAAGCTCCTCCTATGGACCCCTATTCCTATTCCCAGGGTGTACCCCAAGGACAAGCTTTCGATGCGAGCTCCTATTACGCGCCGCAGAATGTGTCTCCAAACCCTGATTTGCCGGAGATGGGCCAGTCCGGCATGCAAGACCCGTATGCTTTCAGTAGTCAGGCGTCATCAGTCCCGCAGCCACTCGGCATTCCACCCGCTTATCCCGGTAATGTTGCTCCTACCACCGCATATCTTCCGCCGAGTCCTGCCGTATCTGATCCTTACGCGCCCGGTGGAGCGTTTGCGAGCCCAGCTCCGCTTGCCCCTCCGAGCGCAGCTCCATTTGCCCCGCCGACTTCAGCTCCCACCCCCCCACTTCTCACTGGCAAGCCCAAGTCAGCGTTGCACACTTCCTCGAGCAAATTTGGAGTCACACCTCCCAAAGCTTTGCCTACATGGGTGAAGTGGCTCAGTATAGCTGTTCTTGTAGGCATCATAGGAGCAGTCATATACAGACTCGCGAAGAACGAATACCCCCCCCCACCTACTCCCCAAATCGTTCCTGACCCTCTCCCCGTGACACACCCCCCTCCCGTGGCGTGCCCGCCAAAAACTTGCGCCCCCGTCGCGCCCTGTCCTCAAAAGGAGACGGTGCTGCGGCTTAGCAAGGATGACCCCACTCTAAAGGTGCAGCTGATGGAGCCCAAACACCACGAACACGATCACGATCGTCACTCGCATTGCGAAGGAAGAGAGTCCGGGCCTGTGCCTAGCAACAGTGCAGAAGACCGAAAACCATCTCCTCCTATCGTGATTGTCAACGAAGTCCCGCGTGCACCAAAGCCTCAGGAGGTACTTCTGCCCGTTCCACGCATGCCTCCTTCTGAGGTGCCCGTAATCCGAAAAGCATCTCTTGAACCCCCCCTCCCCCAGATGGGCACGTCCAACGCCACGCCCGAAGCTTCGGCGGACTCTTGGGGACTTACCTATGCCGGTAGTGGTTCTGCTCTTCCTCGCATTAGCGACACTAATATGGTGTATACTCAGATAGGAGGTGCGTTCTGATTGCGATCTGCGTCTACAAAGAAATATGCACCAGGGAGGGTTACAGCTTTAGTTTCCCTGCTCGTACGGGATACCGATTGTGGAGCTACACCGCTCGATTCAGAATCTGCTTGATCGTTTCTTTCGGACTCTGCTTGCGTATTAGGGTACGTGGATTCCGCGTGAAGTGCTGCGAGATAAGGTGGACGCGGAGTGGGTGCGGGCGTTTTTTCTTCCGCCATTGTTGTTTCGTTTCTAATCGCAAGCTTTAAAGCACTCGGCGCATTCTGATGCACACTACTTACTCGAGAGTTAGATTTATCTAGATAATTGTCGACGTTGGTTTCAAACCTCTGCCTCTCCACTGTTCCAGTCTGACTGGCGGCCTCATCCGGCACAATGTGAGATTCGCGGCGATGATGAGAGAACCGAGTAAAAGATTCTACATCTGCCAGCTCGCCTCTACGAATGATCTTTTGTACGGCATCATGGTACACGCAGCGAAAAGCGTCAACGTATACGCTGCGACGCACCAACTCACTCCAGTCTAAAAAGCACGGACCCTTCCGAACATCTCTGTGTTTGGCCACTCGCTTCATGAAAGCGGCATATATTTCTCCTAGCTGTGGAAGGACAGGCGCGTGCAAGTTTTCATTGCTGCATAACCGATCCATTAACCACAAGAAAACGTAAGTGTGTAGAGAAAGTATCTCGGGATATGCAATCTCCAGTCGGGACGCCTCCTCTGTGGCAATATCTATATCCCACTTGCACACTAGATTCAAACCCACATCAAACAAAGCATCCTGTTTGCTTTCGCCATGTTGCAAAGACAACTCTTTAAGTTGCGCGAAGCAGCACGTTGCTGCTTCTCCGTAGATAGACAGTAGTCTCTGGGCCGCTTCTTCTCCCAGCAGTCCAACTTCTCCGCTTGCTGCGGCCCGAAGCTCCAAAGACTTTACACTGCTAGCATTGCAATGTTGCATAGTGATTATGCCACCCTTTGTTTTCAACACGCTCAGCGCAGACCGTGTGTTGCCGCACTACCAACCCACGCTCCTCCGTCCTTGGCTGTGCAGAGAAACTACGAAAAGGCAACTACGGTCAGTGGGTCTTCGCTCTTCCTAATATATTAGATAAATAATGAAGAGCGGATTGCACAAACAAGAGTCTCGCGATAACTAAAAAAAACTATTATTAGGTTTGGGCTTGGCCACAACAGTAGCGACCGCATACAAAGTGAGAAGTGACGCACGAAATTATGAACTCCAAAAAGCAAAACTAGCACAGCGGGAACAACGGGAATACGAAGCTGTTGTGAATAGAATACATGAGGATAACAGACTACATGAAATTAAGATGAATAAAAAGAGAGAAGACGACAATAGGGAAAAAAACAGCAAGAAAAAGCAAGGATTGCGCAAGAAAAAAAGCAAGAAAAAGAGCAAGAAGCGAGGACAAAAAAAGAGCAGGGAGAGAGAGACAAAAAAGAACAAGAAGAGAGAGACAAAAAAGAGAAGGAAAAACAGAAAACCTACGAGGATAAGCTGCGTAGACTCGAAACCGCCAATGCACGCCTTTCTCAGCCATGGGTTGACGTGGGTTTAGGAGACAAGATGCAAGAATTCATGAGTGTATCAGATCACAATACGCTGAAAGAAACTGCCCTACATTTTAAAGAGCAGAGTGCCGAGGTTGCCCCTCGCTTTTCGTGTTACTGTGGACTTATGCTTTCATCTGTAAGACCTACTAATAGAATGACTCTAATATCCGCAGATGCATTGTCCAAAGAAGCATTAGCAAATAGTCTTTCCACCGAGTCCGGAGAAGAGAATGCGTCTGCAATTGCTTGTGGCTTTCGACCAGATAAAAACATTTACGTGATGAATAGGCACTGTTCGAATATCTGCTCTTTACCTTTCCAGTCCTCCCAATTAGCTGTAAATGTTCTGAATGTTTTCACGCAACTTATGTTAGCAGCTGCCAGCATTCGCACAACAGTGCGTCATTTCGGACCACCTCATAACATTATGCTCGAACTAACACAAGTAGGCCGTAACCTACCAGTCAACATAAACCTAACTCTCTCGATCGAAGCAACAAATATAGAAATCGTAGGTACCCTAAAATTACAGCGCGTTGCTTTCATTCAGCTAGAGCAACAAATAAAGGGAACGAAACCTGAACGTTCAGGCTCTTACACATGGAGCGTTTCAGATTTTGATACGCGTGAACTTCAGGCCTTTGCAGAACAAATCATATTCGTATATAATACGTGCTCTGAGCTACACTTCAGCCTCCCCCATATCCAATATGAGGCGACGGTACGGGTGAAACGGATACACCACGTGTCCCCGGCACATAAAGCCACGTACATGTCTTTACAAGAACGCGACGCACAACTCAAACATGAATATGCGAGAATAACTGGTCGTTCTTTTGCTTCTGACGCTCACTTGCACCAGCGTATAAGGTCGGGCGATCTAAATCAATCAGATCCCAGAAGCGTGTTGTGGTTGCGCACACACTATGGAAGTTGGTTTGGACCACTGTTTATTGTGCAAGATACAGATCAAGATAGAGATCAAGATAGAGATCAAGATAGAGATGCGATGCCGACGAAAGATGAAGAACTTGTACACATAATACCGTTCTTTACACATCTACCATTTTCTGATGTGAGCCTGCACGTCGGAGACGCCGAATCTCATTAAGTAACCTTTATAGCGGCCAGCGTCTATTTCGCAGCAATCCATTGCGATAGTTGCATTGGCGCCGAAAGCGTGAAAGTCTCATCGTCGTGGTTTGTTTTTACAGCAACACTTCTCGAAAGTTGTCGCGACACGCGGTAGTTTCGGTAGCTTTAAATTCAACACCAAAATCACAATCAAGAACCTGCAATTGGTGTTGCACTGCAATTATCGATGCACTGCACATAAAAAGACATTTTACAAACTCGACGCTCTGCGATTTCCGAGTTTGTCGTGCGTTAGAAATCCAGCCGCAGCCATGCAGTCGCTCGACAATGTGCTGACTCTCCACGCGCGGTGGGCAGTTAAGATTTTTTGCGGATCTAAAGTCGTAGAAGTGCGGAAGTCAAAACCTCCCACGTATAGCTCTGGGTGGTATGGAATAGCGGTGAAGGGTGTACCGGATGCTATTGTCGGAATAATTCGCATTTCGCACTGCACAGATGAAATGCAGCTGCAGGAAATCCTTGCCCGCGGAGAAGAAACTCTCGTCCCTGCGGATTTCTTACGCGAGTATTTAGGACCCCGTAGGGTTGGGTATTGCTGGACCATCGCTTCCGTCGTGCACTTCACAGAATGCCTACCTTTCTATAGCAAGGGCCAAACTGTAAAAGGAGCGCCTAGTCAGCTACGACAGACACATGTTCATGAAGAAATACGCAACATGGACACCCTGCAGAACCCAGAGGAAGCCGTTCTCTCGTCGCTGTACCAGCAGTGGAAAGCGCATCAACGAAGCATCGTAGATTACCGACGACAGAAGAAGGCAGAACTATACGCTGCGATCGACACGCTCAAGGGGCGCGGGCGCTGAAGGAAAGTGATGCGTAGTCGCACATGCCAAGGAGCCACGCGTATTGACTAAACTCACTCTGTTTCCAGCCTATATCAAGCCTTACTGTGTTCATTACCGCGAGTCTCTTACGTAGAGTGCATGTGCGGATTGGAGCAGCAGCTTCCAGCTCAGCGGGTTCTCCATCATATCTGCGCATGTTATTACACTTATTGACCTCGTATGCCAGGCGTTTTTTTTTCGCGAGCGTGCAGTCTGCGATAGTCGGACGTTCCTGGACACTCGCAATTCTCTCACCGCCCGCGCAAAATTCAACTTCGCGAAACAAGACCACATATTTTCATAAGACACGCATATGTACGACGGAGCGCGGAGCGCGTTTCTAAGGGGGCGCTTTCCCGTATCTTCTCGCAAAAAGACACGGGCTAGCAGGGCTAGTACATACTTTAATACAAAAAAAATGAGAAAACAAAGAAATGAAAATAAATATCAAGGAAGGACACGTCGCATCTGCAAACACCAAATGCTGCGGTGACGTAGATTGTCTGGCGTGTGCTATGCGTCGACAGTCCAGTGCATGTGGCAGCGAATGCCAGCCGCCTGTCATACCTGGTCCTCGAGGCATCCAGGGCGCCCGGGGACCTCCTGGCCCGAGAGGCGCAGCCGGAGGACCGACCGGGCTTCCGGGCCCAGTCGGTCCAGCCGGGCCGCCTGGATCGGCGGGACCTCAAGGAAATGCAGGAGCAGCGGGTTCAACGGGTGCTGCTGGTACTACAGGATGTTCTGGACCGCTGGGGCCAGCTGGGCCCGCGGGGGCAGCTGGGCCCGCGGGGGCACCAGGAAAAACGGGACCAACGGGGGCACAGGGGGAGAAAGGGCCTCCGGGGCCACGTGGGACAAAAGGCGTAGTCGGAGACGCGGGAGCAACCGGCGACAAAGGGCCAGCAGGAAATAAGGGGCCGCAGGCTGACCAGGGACCTGTTGGGGACCAAGGACCTGTTGGAGACCAGGGACCTGTCGGCGACCAGGGACCCGTCGGAGACCAGGGACCCGTCGGCAACCAGGGACTCGTAGGAGACCAGGGACCCGTTGGCAACCAGGGAGCTGTAGGAGACCAGGGACCCGTCGGCAACAAGGGACCCGTAGGAGACCAGGGACCGGTCGGCAACCAGGGAGCTGTCGGAGACCAAGGACCCGTCGGCAACGAGGGTCATGTCGGCAACCAGGGACCCGTAGGAGACGATGGACTCGTCGGCAACCAGGGACCCGTAGGAGACCAGGGACCCGTCGGCAACCAGGGACCCGTCGGCAACCAGGGACCCGTCGGCAACCAGGGACCCCAGGGACCTGTTGGAGCCCAGGGTCATGTTGGAGCCCAGGGTCATGCTGGACACCAGGGTCCTGTGGGGAATCAAGGATCCGTAGGAAACAAAGGACCCGTAGGAAACAAAGGACTCGCTGGAGAACCAGGTCCAGCGGGTCCAGCAGGTCCAGTTGGTACCTCTGTTGTATTGGCTTGGGATCCTAATGGTTCTCAGCTGGAGCAGTTCGAAAACAACGAGGCGCTAGCTGATGGATCTCTGCCACTACGTTCGATTAGAATAAACGATTTCGAGAGTTCTGATGATACACTCCCCGCGCTTCTGTTGCACGGCTCCAATCCCGATGCAGCGACATATATGGAGGCACACGAGCGAACCGCTCTTCACGTTAGAAGTGGAACAACAACATGCAGATCGCTCAGCGCGGCAGCTACACTGACAGTTGTCAATGATTACAAAGACACGTCTTCCGGCGATCAGGAGCCTAATGTTGCAGCCGCTATTGACATACGCTCAGCGGGATTCAAAGCTGCGGGTATAAAGTATTTCTTTCCTCCTAACACGGAGCAGTTGTCCCTCCGTACAGGGATGTCTTTGTCGATATCCAAAATAGCCTACGACAAAGACAGCGCCGGCAATCTGTACCCGAACGTATACTTCGAGTTTGTTTGAGCTTATTATTTGCCTGTAGGAGAGCACATACGAATTACATATTAAAGTACAATGCTTCGACCAAAGCCGCGTCCGTCTACTGCCCCAGTACCTCCCCACGCCTATCCTCATGGCCGCGCTCCTCATATGTATCATCAAGGTCGTCATTCGCACGCCTATCCTTACAATCGCTCCATGAACGAGTACTACAGCAGGCATCCTAACGAAGATGCAAGCTCAAGAGACGAATCTCCTCGACCGTCATACAAAAGCAAACATGCAACGGAGGATGTGCTGGTAGAAGGTACTCTGCAGGCCAACAAAGGCTTCTTCACGGAAGAGGTATGCACTGCTTCACTTTACAGTAGTGGGGATATGCACGTAGGCGGTAGCGCCACAGTCGAGGGATCCGCAGTTCTGAAGGGGAAAACACAAGTATCTAATGTAGTAGTAGAGGACGATCTGAGGGTCTTCGGTAACGCAACGCTAGAGAAGAGCCTCACCGTGCACGAAGAGTTAATAGTAGAAAAAGCAGGAACGCTCAAATTAGAGGGACGACTCGAGTCTTCGTCTTCTGCCGTGTTCGAAAGAGACATTAGAACGCATCATGACATGAATGTCGAAGGATCTCTTCAGGTCCACAGAGATGCTGACGTGTGCGGGGACTTGATGGTCGATGGATGTGTAGAGATCGGCGAGACGCTGCACTGCGCGGCTAACATTGGCGCCTGTGGCATTATCGCCAGTAAAGTAATGAAAACCGACAAGGTTCACTCGCGCTACCTGGTGAACACTTCTATGCCAGTGACGTGGGTAACCCACCCTCCCGAAACCCAGTGCTGCATTCTGGCCTCCTCTGTTTCAGCTATACTCTTCGAACTTTATCTCTGCTCCCCGGGAATCTCGACCGAGCTTCAGCAATACGAGATTCACTTTAATTTGGGCTGCGTAAGCCCAGCGGTCAAAGGCATGTGTGTCCTGGGGTTTGACAGCGATAGTCAGCTCAAACAGGATGCATTCGCAAACTACGCTAGCTGCATCAGAGTGCAGGACAATGAAGCCACGGCCAGTGTGCAGCTAACTAGACTGAATAATCAAGATGGCGAACATGACACGGTCAAGTTATCCCTGATCATTTCATGGGTTGAGTAGTCATGCGTCAATCGCAACGTTAGAGGAAACAGTAGACATGCTCGGAAGATCCGAAAGCCACGTGTGTGATGACGGCACTCCATTTCAATGTCATGGAGGTACGCTGGGCTGCATGGATGGTTCGTCGGTCTATTGTCCTGCACATGAGAGGAGAAAGATGTATCTAGTTGCTTTAGCGTTGTTACTCGGCGGACTTTTGGTCGCGGCCTTCTTCATACACGAAAAACGCAAAAACCGTGGAGATGCCTAAGAAGTTCGGAGAGCTCGTCTTTCATATGTGGTCTCTCTTTACCGGGTCATGCCCGCTTTCTCCAGTTTTGCGATTCTCTGGAGTACCAGCCGCGCCCTTTCTGCATTCCCTTTAGAGGTCGTGTGAAAATGCGTCTGAAAAGTCAAGAACGGTCTTGTAGTCGAAATGCAAATTCAGCTCAAGAATGAACTCATGCACGCAATATGCGCTTTCGAAGCTAAAAGGTCGAACTGGCCAAATCTAGGACGTAAGCGGAAACCGACGACGGCAGATATATTAGATCGCATCGTCTTCGTTTGCAGGACGGGGTGCCAATGGAGTCAACCCCCTGTAAACGGCGCTTCCTATAAGACCGTCTACCATTACTTCGCTATGTGGTCCAAAGCGAAGTAACGGTAGACGTGTTTTACTCATGCGCAAGTAGAGCATCCAGGAATGATGAGGGTCCACAACATTGTACCTGGTCGCAAACTATGTGTTTTACTATTTTTTGATGTATTGCGCAAAACACGAGTCGAACTTCCGTCGTGTGCGGTGCGGGCAACAACGCTGGGGCGACCCGCGGTTTTTTAACATTTAATGGCGTTTCTGACAGCTACGACCACGACCGATACGATAGAAGCCACCGCGAAAACGACAAGCGCCGCATAGCACGGGCGAAAGAATTGCACTAAAACATAGTACGTGATACTATATAAGAGTAGGAGGAGAACGGCAACTACGAAATAAGGAGCAAAATTCGCAGCATCGTCCGTCGAGACGAAGAAATTAGACATCAACGCTACCGGAACGCTCGTACATACCATGGCGACCAAGGGATCTGCTGCGAAGTATGTGATGCCTCCTACCGCCACAAAACCGCTACAACCTGCGCACAACACCGATGCGAGCTTTGATGCACCACTCACCATTTAAGAGGTCGTCGGAAAGTGTTAGATCTGTCAATCGTGGATTCGAGACTTCGATAGGTCTATTTCTGTACATTACTGTCCAATCGCGAGGGCGAAAGAAGTGGCCACACAGATTGCGATGGAAATGAAGGATCGCGAAGGCGGCGGCGATTGGCAAGTATTTCTACCAGTGAAACTCGGGCAGCGGAATGGTGAAGCGCTTCCACATTTTACATTCTCTGGCATCATTACGTTTGTATACGCTACAGACAGCGAAGTGATTGTTGGGTATGTAGCCCTTCTTCAGCAGCCGGCGGTGGGGAAAGGGGCAATATACGAAAGGTTCTCCGGTAAACGGCTGTCTTTCCTACTCGTGTCTATGTGCACCGGGTGGATGGAATACATCACAGGTTTCGAGGACATCTATTGAAAGTATAAGCACGAAATATGCGACGCTTTCTGTTGCCATGCCAAGCTAATGTGCAGCGGTTTCCACGACTCTGCGCTAGGTTTTCATAAGTGCTGCCACGGACGTGGAGAGCTATGCGTTCGCGAGTATTTGGACAGGGGATCGCGGTTAGCATCAAAGTGGGGGAGGCTTTGTATGTGTCGGAGTGCGGCGACAGGAGTACGCCGCGATGAAGGATGCGAATTTCTTGTATGGATGAGATCCGACGGAGCGTACAGACGATAACAATTTAATCTGTTGTTGGTCCAGCATGGGAAAGCGCTCTCTGATCTTGCCCGGGGTAACGCTAGACTTCTGTAGAAACGCTGTGTCGCACGCGAGTCGAAAAAGAGCAATAAAGCCTGCGATCTGATATTCGAAGTTAGTTTTGTCTGAATAGAACGAAGCTTTCAAGCATGTTTTTCCGAGGTCGTCTTCTACGTATGCAAACACCGGGTCGATGACGTTAACAAACATGTTGGTCGTGAAGATAGAACGAAATATCACGTAAGCTCGATATTGATAGAAGGGAAGTGAGGCTTCGACGCTCACCCCTGCGAACGCTTTCGCGATGTGCACGTGGTAATTTGCTAGCCAAGATGTCGAGTTTTCCGCGCGTTGCGTGTGAAGTACAGCCTCAAACGAATCCAGGAGAACCTTAGCGTGCTCACTAGTACGGAGGTGAGTTTCGTGTTTGATATGCATAGCGCCAATGTCGTGCCTCGTTTCCGCTCCATGGTCCCTATTCAATTTTACGGCATATACAACGACGTCTAGTATAAGAATCGCAGCTTTTTTCCTTTCTGGTTTCGACCCCGTAATGCGTTCTAGATGAGCTTCAAATAAATCTATCGAGCTGCAGCGGATTTCTCCCTGTAGCGCGTTGAATTCAGCAACGACTCTAGTAAGAAAGGGATGTTGCATGCCCCAAAGTTTTTCCCCGAGCGAGAGATCGACGCTGTAATTTATCGTTGTAAAAAAGAAATGTAAATAGTCTTTCTCCTTCCACTTGGGCCCCGTGAGCTTCATTATTTGAATCTCGAAACGTTTGAAAGAGCGCTGATCTTCTGATGATAGAATGCGCACATGTACACGCGGATGGTTTTGCTTTTTGGGCTCCGTGAAGTAGACCAGTTCTTGATTTGGGCTTTGTTTCAAGTCAGCACTTGCTTCTCGCTCGAAAAAGCTCAATGGTACACCTAACTCTCCTTTGTAAAAAGCATGCATCGCCGTGGTGCGCTGTAGTCCATCCACTAGTAGTTCCACTTCTTGACTTTCGTCATAAAGTAGGTACAGGGGAGGAATAGGATAGCCCTGCGCAATGGAACGAATTAACCTGCGTTGCGCTACTATCGTCCACACTCCAGCCGAGCGTTGAAAGGTTGGATGACTCTCAATCTTTCCAATTTCGATGTCTTCTAGGTATTGCGAAATTGATCGAACTACCAAACTAGCACCTTGCGTCTTCGAGTCAAATAGCATTAGGCTTTCCGTGGCATTGAATAATTCTCTTATCAGTGTAGCCGCGCTCATTCTTGCCTACATGTAGTGGGCGCATACGTTTCGTTATTGAGATGGGGCTCAAACATAGGAACCACATCATTGTAATCAAGTTCAAGGGATGAATCTAGAAACGCGATGATAGCGCCTTGGCTTGGGTAAACCAATCATAATTTGCAGATAGTTGTTTGGTGGGCGTTTCACATTAGCTCGCCTTCTCGCGTTCACGATTAAAACACAAACATTTTTTTGCCAGGAAATGCCAACGCAAAGGGAGCGGCGAGAACGAAAGAAGTTCATAGAGAATAAAGAAGGTAAGCAGCAAAAGCAAAAACCGACCAACTCGATTCAAGTGCACCCATGTTCAAACGACGAAGAACATTTGTATTTTATAAGCGCTGACGCTAACCTTCAAATTGAGGAGATCCCAAAAAAAATGGAAAGTGCAGATAATTTCGCGATGGATCTTTACGAGCAATCCATAGCAGAACTTGACTTAGAAATTGATCAAGTTGGGTCCTATCTAAACGAAGTGACCATTCCCAATACGACTACGTGGCTAATGAACCAATGTGAATTGAGAAAATCTTTCGAAGCGTTTTCTGAAAATACTCAACAAAATCCAGTCCTGCGGACGTGGAAAGGTTTCAAATATAAGAAATTTATGTATCACGCGTATCCACAACACTTTGGTGAATACTTGAGAAATGAATTCAATAACGAAGCTCAATTTAGATTAAATGGAGCTGAAATTATGAGGAATGCTTTGATGCAATTGACATATGTGGAGCGCAATCTGTTCGAATATGTTCAAAATGAGTTCGCAGGTCACGGTGTAGCCCTTCAACGTACTGCGTACATACATAATACTACTCGTGGTGACGTAATAGCTCATGTAAAAGGATATAGAACCGAGATTAATATTACAAGCGGTCGAGAAAGCGTGGTACGTCGTATACACAAAATAAAAGACACTAACAAGAGAGATCAGGCGTGCGCAATTTGTTATAGAAGCAGTTCAGCGCGTACGTTGTGCAGTGTATGTGATGGAGAATATTGTTTGAATTGCTATGCTGAATTGTTTAAGAAAGGAGGTGGCGTCATAACTTGCCCATTTTGCCGTCACGCGATAGGACAAAACCTTCGAGATACAAATTTCTTGCAATTTCAAACTGCATATCATTTTCTAAAGGAAAGAGCAATCGTTGCATTTCCCGTGTAGGAGTAAGCGACGCGACATACCGATGGCACGCGCACGAACACAGCATGGAACCTCCTTGCTGGTGTGTGTGTGACAGATTATTTGGTATTGTGAATATTTGAATACATACGGATACAACTACACGGTTGTCGTATCCGTATTTCATGAATATAGGATGTTGCAATGCAGTGTTGTTGTTAATTGTGGAATGACAAGTTAGTTGCCTCGCCGCTTCGCCGTCGCTTTTCTAACGAGTGTTGCAGACGTATTTTGTGACATATTCAGGTCTTGCCATCGGAGGCTGTCTGATTTGTTTGTCAGCGGTATACAGAGGAAACGAGATGCAGTTTGTCGCTATACGTAATAAGGTGTCGGGATTAAGACTTCGACCGCATGCGAGGATTTTTCTGATGCTGACGAGAATGAAATATGGACCGCGCACATGCTACACTACACTGTATTCAAGCAGTTTTATCGTTGTACCTTGCCTGTTTGTCGTTTCTCTGATTATAATCTGGATAACAAAACTAAGCATTGAGGCTTGCTAAACTGAGTAGACGAAA